AGATCGTAACGTGGCTCATTACGCAAAAGTTGTTGATGGCATTGTTGAGACAGTGATTGTTGCCGATCAAGAGTGGATAGATACTTTAGTTGGGACATGGGTACAGACTTCTTACAATAGTCGTGGCGGTGTTCACTATGGTCAAGATCTAGAGCCAGATGGCGGGGTAGCGTTGCGTAAAAATTATGCGTCGATAGGGGATACTTACGATCCAGTTCGTGATGCTTTTATACCCCAAAAGCCATTTTCTAATTGGGTACTAAACGAAGATACTTGTTTATGGGTGCCACCCGTCGCTCGTCCTAATGACGGTAAAAATTATATTTGGAATCAAGACACTACATCTTGGATGGAGATAGAAGATTAAATCTTTCGAGCAATTTGTGTGTTTAAGTGGACTGCCTAGAACAGGCTCTACGTTACTTTCTGCACTGCTATCGCAGAACCCTGCAATACACGCAGAAGGTAATTCGGCTCTTTGTCAGATTATGTGGGACACACAGAACTCATGCAGAGATGCTTCCAAAGAGGCTATAGCCGCAAACAACAGATTCTATTGTGTCCACGACATAGTGTCTCAACTGCCGCACTCTTACTACAAGGGTAACAGTCAACAGGAAAGGATTGTCGTAGACAAGTGTCGAACATGGACGTTGGACTCCAACATGCAGATGGTCGATGAATACATAGGCAAAGATACCAAGGTAGTCGTTTTGGTTCGTCCTGTTGTAGAAATAGCCAAATCGTTTGTGAAGCTGTACAAAGAAAACGGTATTTACACAGAACAGTTAGAAAGGGATTTATTTAATCCGAGCAGTGACCCTTTGGCTAGACCGCTTGCTGGGGTGTATGCGGCAAAAGTAGGTCTGCAAGACACAAGTAATCGGTTTCTGTTTGTGTCTTACAAGGATCTAGTGGAAGACACAGCACAAACATTGAAAGGTATTTATGACTTCTGTGAGTGGGATCAATTTATTCACAACACACATAACATCAAGCCAAAGTACGCTGAAAACGATGATATTTATGGTTTGAAGGGGATGCACAGTGTAAGAAAGAAAGTGAGGTATCAGAAGAACCACACGCAGCTAATGGACGAAACTGTGCAAAAGTGTATGGAGCTAGACAAAGCTCTCAATCTGATCGATACAGCAGTCAACACGGAGGCTAATTATGGGATTTTTAATTGACGTATTTCATGGCGTGACCTTTGCTATAGCACTGTCAGCAGTTCTGTGTGCGACAACTTCTCCGCCAAATAACGAGTGGGCAAAGAAAGCATACCGATTGATGAACATTGCAGCTTTCAACGTCTGGAAATCCGAGGACAAGTGATCCCGCATGGACGTTGGATCAGTTAGCGAAACTGCTCAGATTAGCTGGAAGCAGATAGCGATACAGAAGCAAGAGCGTTTGAGAACCGGCGCTGAAGGCGAGACTGTGCGCGAAGCTGTCGAGACGATCATCCCCACCATCTATACCAAAGAAGGCAACAAAGTTGAGGCGCAGCCACTAGCGCCTACTAAACGAGTGAACGTATCGGTATGACTCCTACAGAGAAAGCCATTGCAAAGATCGAAGCTCACGAAAAGGAGTGCGCCATTCGCTATGAGGCTATTGAGAGGCGCTTGGACTCCGGCAGCAAACGGTTTGATCGTCTCGAATCTATGATTTGGGGAGTATACGTCACGGTCATCCTAGCAGTTGCCTTGCCTCAATTCGTTAACTAACAGTTTTATTAAGCCGTGGTAATTGAGAGCATTGCAGCAGCCACAGCAACGCTTTCGGCTCTGAATAATCTGATAGCTCAATGCAATGAGACCGGGCAGGGTGTCCAGCAAGTCATGGGCATGATCTCTGACTTTGGCGAAGGCATTACTGAATTTGAGGCGCAACGCCGACAAAGCACGTTCAAACCTCTTAGCCAGAATGAAATCTTGAAGCTCCAGATGATAAAGCGCCAATACGAGCGTCATTGGCAGTCAGTCCATGATCTTTTATTGGTGGCAGATCCGAAGCTCCTTGACGACTTCAAGGCTGCAAAGGCGCAACAAGACCGTGATAGGCAAGAGCATTTAAGGATGATTGCTCGCAAGAAGAAAGCGCGTGACCATCTTATTAATCAGATTTTAGTTGGAGGCACTACTTTGATTATTGGTGGAGCAATAATTGCAGCGGGGTTTGCCATAATGGTCAAGGTATACGGGTGAGCATATTGGAAAAAGTACTTTGGGCTGTTTTGATTAGTGGTATTGCAGGGCCGACGTTTCTGTTTGCGGTTAGTTACTGGCTAGATCTGCCATGATAATGGCGTTCCTGTTGGTTATGCTGGTAGAGGGCGAGCAAATCGCGGGTCAATTCCATTTCCGCAACATCCACAGGTGTAATCAGTTCGCATACTGGCTGGAGCAGGGGACTATCAAACCCATAGAAGGCAGGCGTTTGAACAACCAGCAAAACATTACAGCGTACTGTATCCCTGTTAAAGTCAGACCAAACATACAATTCTACGACTAATATGGCAGCAAAAAAATTAGAAGAAGGCTCTGAATACGCTGAGTTCGACTCAGATGGAGACGGCATCTTGAGTGATGACGAGATTGAAACAAGCAAAGAGTTGCTAGAACTTAGGCTTCACCACGAGCGAGCAGATGCCCAGCGCGGCATGAGTTGGTTCGCCCTTTGGGGTATGTTGTTATACCCATCTCTCGTCGTTGCGTCTGAGTTCTTTGGGCTGTCCCAAGCTGCAAAAATACTAGGCGATATGGCAGCAGTCTATTTTGTATCCGTTGCAGGCATTCTCGCCGCATTTTTTGGCGCTCAAGCATGGTCAAGTAGGAGATAAGATGTACCACTACAAGGCTAAACTTGTTCGGGTCATTGATGGCGACACCATCGACGTAGACATTGATTTGGGCTTTGACGTGTGGCTAAAAAGACAGCGTATTAGGTTAGCAGGAATTGACGCTCCCGAATCTCGCACCAGAAACAAAGCGGAAAAGGTGTTAGGGCTAGCAGCTAAAGCACGACTGACAGAGCTTTGCTCTGAGGAGATGCAGCTAGAATCTTTGGGGACAGGCAAATACGGGCGTATTTTAGGTATTCCAAAGACATCTGATGGCACAAGTATGTGCCAGATTCTGATTGATGAGGGTCACGCTGTTGAGTATTCGGGTGGCAAAAAAACTAAAGTATGGGCGTAAAAAATAAGGAATAGATTATGAGCCTACTAGCATCTCTCGTCGGCCCCGTAACTGGGCTACTGGATAAATTTATACCTGACGCTGACACTAAGAACGCCTTGGCCCACGAAATTGCCACGATGAGTGAGCGACACGCGCAACAGATTGCGTTGGAGCAGATCGAGGTTCTCAAGCTAGATGCCAAAGGCAATTGGTTCCAATCGTCGTGGAGACCCTTAGCGGGTTATACATGCGTGCTGGGCCTTATGGTGAATTTTCTCATCAGCCCTATCGCAGCGGGGTTCGGATTGATCATCCCTCAAGCTGATGCTGGCGTGATGATGCCGCTCCTCTTGGGAATGCTCGGTTTGGGCGGCGCTAGATCATTTGAGCGCGTTAAAGGTGTTGGTAAGTAATGAGTAAGCTTGTTGAAATGATCAAACGCCATGAAGGCGTTAAGTCCAAGGTGTACCTGTGCTCCGCTGGCTACGAAACCATAGGCGTCGGGCGAAATATCAGCGAGTCTGGTCTTGGTTTATCAAACGATGAGATCGAATACTTGTTGGCAAATGACATAACGCGAGTGAAAGAAGAATTGGCTGACACTTACTTTTGGTTCAACGGCATAAACGAAGCGCGGCAAGACGCAATGATCGACATGTGTTTTAACCTTGGTCTGACTAGATTGCGTGGGTTTGTAAATGCTCTTGAAGCGATGTCTCGTGAACAGTTTGATGTTGCGGCGGATGAATTTATGGATAGTAAATGGGCGCAACAGGTTGGTACAAGAGCGATTCGCGTAACCGAAATGATCCGTAGTGGTGAGTATATCTAATGCCGTTACAGAAATTTATTTTTAACCCCGGAATAAACAAAGAAGGCACAGATTACACCGCTGAAGGCGGATGGTTTGACGGTAATTTGGTGCGTTTTCGCAAGGGCTTACCAGAAAAAATCGGCGGCTGGGTAAAATATATCACGGCTTCTTTTGTGGGAACTGGCAGAAAACTTTTCGGCTGGACATCTCTTGCGGGCACAAAGCTTTTAGGTGTCGGTACATCAAAAAAACTCTACATTCAGGCAGGTACAAACTACAACGACATAACGCCTATACGAGTAACCACTTCTGCCGGTGATGTGACCTTTAGCGCAACTAATGGTTCAAGCTCAATTGATGTAACGGACGCTTCTCACGGCGCAGTTAAAGGCGACTTCGTCACTTTCTCAGGAGCAGCCTCGCTTGGGGGTAACATTATCGCTGCCGTGCTTAATCAAGAGTACGAGATTGACTCAATCACTAGCACTAACGTGTATGTAATCACTGCCAAAGATACCTCTGGAACAACTGTTACGGCGAATAGCAGCGATAGCGGCAACGGCGGTAGCTCAACGGTTGGTACATATCAGATCAATGTCGGCCTTGATGTGTTTGTTGCAGGAACAGGTTGGGGTGCAAGCACTTGGGGCGATGGAGCTTGGGGTTCTAGCACTCCTCTTATCTCCGTCAACCAACTTCGCTTGTGGTCTATGGATAGTTTTGGCGAAGACTTGATAGCAAATGTGCGGGCAGGCCGGATCTACTACTGGGATACCAGCGCGAAAACACTAGGGACTGATAGGGCTGTAGATATCGTTGATTTAACTGGCGCAAACTTCACGCCGACAGCCGCCCTTCAAGTCGTGGTATCCGACGTGGATCGACACGTGATCGCGCTAGGGGCGGACCCTATTAACGCTGCGGCCACCGCACGCACGGGCACGATAGATCCGCTTCTCATTGCTTTTTCTGATCAAGAAAACCCGGCAGAGTGGTTTCCTACGGCAACAAACACTGCGGGTTCACTGCGTTGTTCTGCGGGATCACAAATTATTGGCGGATTGCGCGCTAGACAAGAAACATTGGTCTGGACGGACGTGGCACTGTACAGCTTACAGTTCATTGGTCCGCCGCTGACTTTTGGCTTGAACCTGATCAATGAAGGCGTAAGCCTTGTAGGTCCCAACGCGGCCATTAATACGCCTAATGGCGTGTTCTGGATGGACAAAAAAGGATTTTATGCTTATCAAGGCTCTATTCAACCTGTTCCCTGTAGCGTGAAATCTTATGTTCTAAGCGACTTCAACGAAGCGCAAGCTTTCCAAGTCTTTGGCTTTGTAAACAAACAGTTTGACGAGGTAGGTTGGTTTTATTGTTCATCTACTTCTGACCTAATTGACCGGTATGTGACGTACAACTATGTTGAGCAGACATGGGCAATAGGTAATCTATCGCGCACCGCGTGGCTAGATGAAGGCATCGAAAGTTTTCCGCGTGCAGCAGGCGTCTCTAGCAGCAATAACTACATTTTCAGCCATGAAACAGGCTTTGATGACGAAGACTCGCCAATGGATAACGTGTTTGTTGAAAGCGCGGACTTTGATTTGGGTGACGGAGAGCAGTTTCAATTTGTGCGGCGTTGTATTCCGGACGTTAAATTTACGGGTGATTCCGGCGCAACCCAGACGCTAAACTTTGTTTTAAAAGCGCGTAACTTTCCCGGCGAATCACTGACCACGGATCAAACAACGTCGTTCACAAGCAGCACTACTAAAATCGACACGCGCGCCAGAGGACGGCAAGCTGCTGTTCGTTTTGAATCCGACGACGACGGCACCACAGGTACTCGTTTAGGGGTTGGTTTCAGGATTGGTGGCACGCGTTTAGATCTACAACCGAACGGTCGTCGATGAGTAAGCTACTACAGGGTCGATTGCCGTTCGCCGTCGATGGTGATTCTGTTGACGGAACCACGTTTAATCGCACTATCCGCTTGTTGGAATTAAGTTTAGACTCTTTCGATCCGGATGCGACGCCGCAGTTTGTTACGACAGAAAGGGATCAGCTTAAATTTGACGCTGGTGCTTTGATTTGGAACCCTTCTGTGGGGCGTTTGCAACTGTATACCGGCAATGAGTGGGTGAACCTATCAGACCCTCTGCCGTACATTGTTTCTAAGCTAGAGGCCACAGGCGAAATAGGCGTTGTTCAAGTAGTTACAAACGGGTCAATCGTGGTGAACGTACACGGTTAGATTGGTTCTTCTAATTAAAATAGGCGTATACTCGGGACATGGGACAAGCTGCACTTAAATACGACGACTTTGATGAACTTGACCAAGTTCCTATACCCGAAGGCGGTATCGCTACCTTTTTGACTGCGGAGACCGGATCTTGGGCCGATGACGACGATGACGTGCCACCCAAAGGCATCACGAACGTCGTAAAAATAGCAGACAAGCTGGCCGAATATGGCCGTAATGAAGACGAGTATATGGTCCACGCCGCTGAAGGCGAGACTGTGATACCGATGGAAGTCTTCAACCAAAACCCCGCCCTGAAAGACAAGCTTTTTGCAGAAATGCGCATCATGGGCATTGAGCCAGAACGTTACATAGTCGGTAACGAACTCAACTCCATCAACCCTGTAACCGGTCAGCCTGAATTCTTCCTGAAGAAGTTGTTCAGGGGCTTGAAAAAAATTGTCAAAGCAATACTGCCGGTTGTAGCAACTATCGCTCTTTCCATATTCGCCCCGGGCATAGGCCCTGTGATGGCAAGTGCGATTGTTTCAGGCGCACAAACCGCAATTCAAGGCGGCAGCTTAAAAGACAGCCTCAAAGCAGCAGCGATAGGGGGTATTTCCAGTTTCGCCGGTGGACAAATAGCTGACAAAGCGGGTTGGGCGGCAAATAGTGCGAAGCGGATGATGACTCAATCGGCTATCAACACCGCGCTTTCGGGCGGCAAACCGGTCGATATTCTCAAAAGCGCGGCATTGGCGGGTGTTACGACAAAAGGTTTTGAAATGGCTCGTGGCGCGTTGGCACAAGATCCGTCGCAAGTGGTCGTCGAAAAGGGCGATACCGTTGCGCCACCGAAAGCAGATGCTTCGCTGCCTAATCAAGTGTACGACGACTTTACCGGCAAAATGGTGGACGTTGCGGCTCCCGCAGCGGCGAAAGGTCCGACGACGCAAGTGTACGACGACTTTACCGGCAAAATGGTGGATGTTTCTGCGGAACAAGCGGCACAAGGTCTGGCGACTGAGGCGGTTCCGGGTAGGGCAACACAAGTATACGATTCCTTCACCGGACAAATGGTAGACGTTGCGTCTCCAGTGGACCCAATGACTATGTTACCTATTAAGTCCACGCAAGGACAACAAGGAGCAGGTGCTGGGGCTGGTGCTGGTGCAGATGCGGGTGCGGGTGCGGGTGCAGATGCTGGGGCTGGTGCAGATGCTGGTGCTGGGGCTGGTGCTGGTGCTGGGGCTGGTGCTGGTGCTGGTGCTGGAACTGGGGCTGGTGAAGCACTTGCTTTATCTGACCTACGAGTTCCCGGCGTGGGAGAAAGCATCAGAACAATTATCATGGGTGACGGCACTTCTGGCGGTCGTCTAGACGCACTCAAAGATCTTTTCTTGCCGAGCCTTCAAAAATCAGATGTAGCCGATGCTTTTGCCAATATGTCGGAAAAAGAGTTCCTAGCTAGTCAATATGGCAAGTTGAACATGACAAAGGCTCAAGCCGTCGATTCTTTTATGGAACAGTTTGGTCCTAATAGAATTCGCACTTACGGCCCCGGTGTTGCCGCAGTGCTGGGCCTTAGCGCGTTATCGAAGCCTGAAGATGTGGAAGGTATCAACTTTGATGACTTACCTTCCGGCATGGACCTTTTGGAGGCTGATCCGTCTAAATACCGAATATATGATGACGACTACGCCTATATTCCGCCCCGATTTACCATAACGAGAGCAGCGGGCGCGGGCCTTGGAGCGCCCGCTTTTCAGCCCACCCCAATTACTACTCCGCCTCTGACCGTAGCCGAGGGAGGTGGGATAATGAACTTCCCGCGCATGAACGGACCTATTGAAGGCCCCGGCACCGAAACCTCTGACGACATCCCGGCCATGCTTTCTGATGGTGAGTTTGTGTTCACGGCTAAGGCAGTGCGTGGAGCGGGTAAAGGTAGCCGAGAAGACGGCATGAAGAACATGTACAACATGATGCGTCAATTTGAGGCTAGAGTCTGATGACGGAAACAACAACCACAACTCAGTATGTACGTGAAGCCCCAGAAATTGAGGCGTATAAGCTAGGGCTATACCAAGACGCACAAAAATACATTCGAGATCTGCAAGCCGCAGGTATTCCACCTCCTGCTCAAGGCATCGCGGGTTTTACAGCAGAGCAGTTAGCTGCGGGCGACATTGTCCGTACAGGGATTGGCGGATATGAACCGTATTTAGCGGGCGCACTTGACGCAAACCAAGCGGCGCAAGGCATGATTGCAGATACCTCTATGCCTTTGCTGCAAGAGTCGTTAGCGCAACAACAGCAAGGTATTTCCGGGTTAGAGCAGGCGCGCTTATTGGCGACTCAGCAGCGAGCAGCGCCGTTCCGGATAAGGGATCAAGCCTTGACGGGTCTTTCTGGCGCAGCAGCAGATATCGCACGTGCCGGAGCAGGCGTAGGTGATCAAGTGCTTGCTGCTCAACGGGGGCTTGGTGAGTCAGGTCGGTTGGGTTTGCAAGCGGCTGCTCAAGCAATGCCCGCGAGTCGACGTGCTCAGTCACAAGCAATGCAATCTGGTCAGCGAGCCGGTCAAATTGCAGGCCAAGGCATGCGCAGCATAGGGCAAGCGCAGCGAGGCATTGCCGGGCAGGTCGGGGGTGCGCAACAGGCACAAGAATTGGCGGCAATGCGTGCCCGACAGTCCACGGCAGCAGCGCAAGGACAACTGAGTCGGGCCGGACAACTGGGACAAGGCGCAGCACTTGCTGGGATTCGTCAGCTAGAAGGTACCGCCGGACAGTTTGACCCTAGTGGTATTGGTGCGTTTATGGACCCGTTTACTCGACAGGTCATCGAAGCGGAACAAGCTGAAATTGCCCGACTAGGCGAAAAACAAATCAATGAAGCGCGGGCGGCTCAAGCAGCAGCAGGCGCTTTTGGTGGTTCCAGAGGAGCCATCATGGAGTCTGAGATTGGTCGAAACGTCTTGGAACAACAAGCGCGGACCGGGGCACAACTCCGATCACAAGGCTACCAGCAAGCGGCGCAACAGGCCCAACAAGCCTTTGAAGCTTCTAAAGCTCGCCAACAGCAAGCGGCGCAGCTTACGGGTTCTTTAGGTCAACAAGGCGCGGGAACTGCTTTGCAAGCGGCGCAACAGGCCGGTCAATTAGGACTGAGCGCAGAGCAATTGGCTCAGACCGGTGCCTTGCAGGGCGGGCAGTTGGGACTGTCCGGTCAGATGAATCAAGCACAACTGGCCCAACAAGCGGCGCAGTTAGGTATTTCCACACAACAGCTACGGAATCAGATGGCGCAACAAGCGGCGCAAACTGCACAAAGACAAGGGCAGCTAGGTCTATCTGCGGCACAACTCGCTCAACAAGGCGCACAGGCAGGCGGAGCATTGGGTTTACAAGGTCAGCAGGCACTGGCTCAAATGGCTGGACAACGCGCAAATATTGCCCAGCAAGGCGGTCAGTTAGGACTGCAATTCGGTCAGTTGGCTCAAAGAGACGTCGATCAACTCGCGGCTCTCGCGCAACAGCGCGGAGCAATGGGCCAAGGTATTGCCGGACTCGCTATGCAGAGCGGGCAACTTGCAGGTCAGTTAGGTAGCCTTGGTGGGCAGCAAGCGGCTCTTGGACAACAAGCGCAGCAACAGCGGGCGGGAGACGTACAGCAGTTGCTTCAGTTTGGTGGCATGGGTCAACAGCAAGCGCAGAACGTGCTTAATGCGCAGTTCGCAGCAGAGCAGGCAGCTTACAACCAGCCCCTCGCGCAGCTTGGCTTCTTGGGCGACATGACAAAGGCTTTGCCATCGTCTCAAAGCGCCGTATTCCAACAACAAGCGCCATCCCCTAGCTTGGCGCAAACCGCAGGTGGCTTGGCCTTGGGTGCCGCAGGTCTGTCGAGGGTGATCTAATGAACGTGATGAATCGACCTATGTTCCGTGCTGGGGGTGGTGCAAACAAATTCCCAGATCTTAGCGGCGACGGCAAAGTAACGCAGAAAGACATATTGATTGGTAAGGGCGTGATCGAAAAGCAAGAAGGCGGCGGTATTGGCGCTATGATGCCTGCTGAAGACGTGGCGATGATGCCCGATCAAATGCCTGCGCCTATGGCCCAACAGCCTCCAATGGACCCGTTAGCTCAAGATGTGCTGATGGCTCGCGAAGAAGGCGAAAAGATTGGTTTGGACTACCTTGCTGAAACCATGGACGGCATCGACATGGCGAGCAACACCGAGGAGCT